TTGTCTTCACTAAAGACATTAGGTAGTCTTCTTTTTCTTCCGAAATAAGAATATATAAATCCATTGTCTTGAATAAACTGTTTGGATTTATCTAACCAAGATTTTAGTCCATGAAACTGTGCAAAGTAATCATCAATGACTTCTTTTGCTTCAGTCGTACTAAAATACTTGCCTGAGTCTTTTGATACTTGTTCACTAATCTTTTTCGGACCAGCTCCATACATAATACCAAAAGTTACTGCCTTAGCCATTTGTCTTTCAGTAGAGTAGTGTTCAGTTACTTCTTCTACTGTGCCAGGCAGATTAAATACTAATTTAGCAATTTGACTGTGAAAGTTTCCTCCATCTTGAAAGACTTTCATTAATGCTTTATCATTGGCTAACACAGCCGCACAATATACTTCTGCTGTAGTTAAATCCATTGCAACAATCTTATTACCTTCTTTTGCTTTGATACACCCTTTTACTATTGGATTATCTCTAGGAATTTGTTGCATATTCATTTTTCCACTAGACGATAACCTACCAGAAGTTGTGCCATGTAAATTAAAATTAGTTCTCAGTCTACTATCTCTATCTAACTGAGGATATATCTTATCTAAATATGTAGATTTAATTTTTACTTTCTGTCTTATATCTAATACTAATTTAGGTATTTCATGTACTTCTGCTAGTTTTCCTAATACTTCTGCATCTGTGCTGTTGGCACCTGTACCAGTCTTTTTACCAGTAGGTGTTAATTGTAAAAAATCAAATAGTAATCCACGAAGTTGTACTGTACTATTTGGGTTGAAGTCTTTTCCTTGCGCATCTTCAAACATCTTTACAGCTGGATATGTATATAATTTTTCAACTGCTTCATCAATTTCTTTTTGCATAAGTGCTGTAGACTTCATAAGTCTGTCCTTGTTAAAAGGAACACCATAATCTTGTGCATCAATCAAAAATCTACAACCTTCAATTAGTATATCCCTATACACGCTGTACATTTTTTCATTCTTTACTAACGCTGCTTCAAACTTTTGAAACAACAAGAAAGTACACACCGCATCCATTGCAGCATAGTCTTTCATTATGTCAAACGGAATCATATCCCAAGAGAAACTATCTTTTAGAATACCTGTTCTCTTTCTATAATCTTCAATCCATTGATACATAGGTTTTTCATAATCACCATATGGTGTATGTTTCAAAGTTAGTTGTTTTAGTCCATGTGTGCCAGGTTGTTCATCTAACATATAATGCATAAGCATAGTATCTTCAAATCTTGGAAACTTAAATCCAAAGTGATACTCAAAAAATGCAATATCAAACTTAGCATTATGAAATACTACTCTTTTCTTATCAAAAATTAATTGTAATAATTCTTCTGCTTTTTCGTCTATACAATTACAATCTATATATGCGCCATGCTCTGGCTCATAAGACATACTAATACCTAGCATATGTCCATCTCGTGGATATAATGCACTTGTTTCCGAGTCCAGAGCAACAAAGTCATTTTCATGTTCTAAGGCTCTAGTTAAGAATACATGTAAGTCTGCACTCTCTGTTATGCCGTAGATATTTTCTAACTTTTCTTGTTTCATTTCGCCATTGAGATACTTAAATACATTATCTCTTGACTCTTCCCAAGTCTTTTTTGCCTCTGGTTTGAAAGCTAACATCGCAGGGTTAATTACTGGTAGAAACTTGTCATCTACTATTCTACCACTATATTCTGTTATGGAGCCTTCTTTAGTATAAAATTTTAGTGGCTCGGAACCAACTAAAATTACCCAGTCATAATCATCTGGGTTAAATTCAATATCAACATCTCGTTTTAATACTCTTTTTACAGAAGGATTAGAACAGAGTTGAAACTGGTCAAATTCAAACGAGTTCTCAAACAAATCCACATAGTCATTTCTACTTGGTTTTGTTTCTACTATCGCTATCGCCTGACCTTGTAATACTTCAGCCATATAACCTCTCTTTTAGTTTTTTTATGTTTTCATGTGTCAATGCTCCCGCATCGCCTAATTCTTTTCTTATTTTTATCCCATAATATAGTAATCCTACTTTTTCACATAGTTCTATTACTCTATTCTGAGCATCGAGTCCTGCATCGTCTGGGTCAAAAAATATATCTACTTGAGTTACACCTTGCATTTTTAATAATGTAAGTTTTTCTTCATTGATATTTCTTGTACCAAAACAGCATACAGCATTTCGTAGTCCTTTGTCATATAGATTTATAGCATCATATATGCCTTCTACTAGGATAACTCTTCCCTTAATCGGACTAACTTTTGATGGATACAAAGGAAGTACTGCGCCAGGAGGCTCAAACAAATACTTTGGTATTTGAGTTGGAGATTGTGCACGGTTGTTAAATGCAACAATCTTTCCTCTAATATCCCTAATCGGAAAACAATATCTGCCCTCAAAGTGTGAGTGTCCTGATAAGAAACACTCGAAGTGTTTGAAGGTTTCTTCCGATATATTTCTATGGCTTCCAATATACATCATACTGTCAGTAGGAAACTGTAAGCCAATAGAGTCAGACCGCTTTTCTTGTAATTTTCTCCTAAATTTTTCTCGTTTAATATCGAGTGCATTTGAAGGGGCGTCAAAGTGTTTAAATAAATTTCCTTTAAAACCACAAGAAAAACAGTTGTATATTCCAGTAACCCTATCTATTCTCATACTAGGGTTATTATCGTCATGTTCTGGGTTTAGACACTTAACTATAAAATCTCTTGGAGATTGTTTATAAGGTATCTTCTGTTCTTTTAATAAGTCTTCAACTGTCATCTTCTTCAGTAGAAAAAGGTTTTACATTCCAACCTTCTAATCTATCTCCTAATTCTTCGTACCAAATCATATCATTACCTTCATCATCAGTATCATGAGGATAATATAAACTTTTAAATACTAATTCTAGCATTTGAAAGTAAATAGCAACAAGCTGGTCTTGATGCCATAAGTGTAGAGGCTCCCAAGGGTGTTCAAGTAATTTATATACTGTTACTACTGCGTCCCAAGAAGGATTTTCTTCTCGTATTGCATGGGCTACTCTTAGTCTTTGTGAGCCTGCAATACACCAATAATTATTCATGCAAAGAAAAGGGTTTTTAAACCCTTCTCTTTCTACACTTGCAAGAAGTGGTGTATTAACAGGAACTCTATTTGTAAGCTCTATTTCATTGATTTCTTTATTTAATAGTTCACTAGCTGTCATATTTTCAACAGTAAATTTAGGAAACCATATACTACGAGCTTCTCTTGGGTCGATTCTATCGTGTGCCATTATCTAATCCAGCATTTGTAATGAATCTTTCTGTCTGTTTCTGGGTCTTGTTCTTGACACCATCTACATTCATCAATATTTCCCTGCTCTTTTTCTTTTTTAAGTTCATTGAATTTCATTTGTTACTATACTCCATATTTACTTTAGAGTGATGTTCTTCATCTGCTCTAACTTTTTTAATTAAATCTGATAGTTTTGCATCAGGTTTCATACTATAATAGTCTATTGCTAATTTAGGTGCTGAAACATTTTCTATACTACCTTCCTCTACTAATCTCAGATACTCTGTATATGATTTAACTGCCTCTTGTTCAAAATAAGCTATCATTCTATGTGCAGTTCTAAAGTCTAGAACATAAACTATAAAATAAAATATCATAAAAATTAGTTGTGCCAATAAGACTAAATATCTTTCAAACCAATTAGGCTTTGCTATTTCAATGAAAAACATTAAATGCATTCTTTCGTTTTCTGCTTCTGCTAACATTTCTCGAATATCAGGACCGTAGCCTGTTTTCATTTTTCGTAAGCTTTTCATATGCAACCACATACCTGCAACCATGCCTGGTACACCTGCTACGGTTTCTAGAACCACTGCTCTATGTCCATATCTTTTTGCGAAAAAAGTATCAGCAGTAAATCTAAAAAACTGAGTCATAGACTTAGCAAAAACATCTCTCATTGCTCTGCCCCCATGGCTTGTGCACATATTTGCTCGTAGATAGGTCTAAATTCATCTATAGTTAAAGGTGTAATCATATTTTCATTACATACTTTAAAATAGGTTTTCCATGCTGTTTCTAATTGTTTTTCTGTATACCATATCATAAGTCGTCTACTGCCTCTCCAGTTTTCATTGATTTTTCTACTGCCTCTCTTTCTTTTGGACTAAGTGCAGAGTGCGGACCAATCTTCAAAGTTTCCCAATCAACTTCAGATGAGAAACTAGACATTACATTACTTCTCATTTTAACACAATTAAATGTCATACATCTATCTTCTTGTTCCCATGTTTCTAATGAGTAAGCTGCATCAGCTGCATCTAATATTCCTTTTGCAAATCTTGCCTCTCCACTCGCATCAGTTTGATAAGGCGCAAAGACTAATGTTTCATAGTCTTGAGCAAATATTTTAAGTCGTTTACTAACTTCTATTTGCTCTGTCCAATCATACTGTCCCGAGCGACTTGGCACATTGTGTCGGCGGACTTGGTTGAGATAATCTACTACGATTATTCCAACATCGAGAGACTTCACTTTTTTATCAAGTTCAGACTGCATTCTCGATAAACTAAGCGCTGGGTCATAAACCACATCTATCTGCCTTTCTTCATCTAGTTTGAGTTTTGAGAGAGAACTGTGAAATTTTTCAAAGTCTCTATCTCGTTCAAAGTCATGGAGGGCTTGGTCGCTTTCTTGAAAACGACCTGCCCACCAACCTCCAACTAGATTCCATTCTTCACTAGAAAGATTCTTACTGCGTAATCTCTTGAGAGGTACACCAGTTGAGATAGAACATATTCTTTGAAGAATTTGTCTACTATCCATCTCAATAGTAAAGTAAATAGCAGAACGACCTGAGTCATAAACTGTACTTGCTAAATTACAACAAGTCACAGACTTACCAGCACCTCGTCTGCCTCCCACAAGTACCAAGTCTTTGGGAGAGAATTGTATTTGTGAATCATATTCACTATTTAATCCTAAAGGTAAATACCTAGAGAGTTCAGTATCATCTTCAAAAAGATTGATAGCCTGCATACTTTCTTCAGGCGGCTTAACATCTACTTTATCACTTACCTTTAGAACTATCTCTTGTAGTCCTTCTATACTTTCTTCTGCTGTTGCAATAGCTACTGTACTATCAACGAAGTCATCTAATTCGTTTAGTATTTCACTTTGGGTAAATTCATTCTTGAGATAATCTAATAACAGGTCAGCAGAAACATCTACTTCAACTAATTCCATAGCGACTACTTTTTCTTGTAGACTTCTATCTCTTAATCCTGTTTTAAATTCTTCCAGACTAGGAAGTTCTTGATATGTGTCAATATGTTTGCTTAGCGCACGATAAATCCCTTGATACTCGCTCGGAAGATAAATATCTTTGAGCCCTGACCAAGTGTCAAAGTCGTTTTCAACAATAATTTGTTTTAGTAAAGCACTAGCAATATTCACTTATCTCTCCCAAGAATAAGTAAGGGAGCGAACTCCCTTACTTAAACATTGCTAATTAACCGATTTCTTTTTTAGCAGCTCCATTGTAATTAGCACATTGAAGACCTCTTCTGGTCAACATTGTTTTCACGCCTCTTACAGTCTTGCCAATTTCGTCAGCTATTTCTTCAACAGTCATACCTGCAATATCAAGGTCAGCTAAGACATCAGCTTTGCTAGAACCTTTAGTTTCTTTTTGCTTTGGTATTCCGTCAATGTCTCCACTTCTAAGTAAAGATAACGCTTTTCCTCTGATAGAATTTACAGATTTGCCTAAAGCGTCTGCAATTTCTTCAACAAAGGAACCATCGTTAACCATAGAAACAAAAGTCTCTTCCTCTTCAGGAGTGTAAGTTCTTACTGTTTCTTGCTTAGGAGCAGGTTTTACATGACCAGTAAGTTCCATAGATAGAATCTTACCTTGAATTGATTTTGCTGAAAATGCTCCGCCTTCAAAGTTAGAAGCAATTTCTGCATAAGTGTAACTTCCAGAGTTGTCAGTTACAAAGTTTCTTAGAGTATCTTCTTGCTCTTGGCTAAAAGATTTACTCGCAGATGCTGAAGCTAATTCAACATCATATCCCATTTTTCTTAATTTAGAAGAAACACTTCTTGTAGAAGTTTCTAATTGCTCAGCTGCTTCTGCAACTGTAGCTTGAGAAATAGGGCTTTCAGAACCAACAAAGTCTTCTAGTCTTTGGGTTCTTTCATCTGTCCACTTAGGTAGTGCCATGATTATTCTCCGTTAATAATTGTTTTATATTGTTATATACTGTTATGCCCATTGTATGAGCCTTCTGTGTTTTTGCACTTTCGATTCCACTTTCGTTTAGCAAGTAATTAACATCTTTTGTGAGATTGTCCTTTACATCAAATCCGTTTTGCATTAAAATTTGCTGTGCAATCGCTTTAGTCTTGTAAGACTTCAATTTCCCTGTGATACATACTGTACCTTTACTTTTTTCTTCAGTAAAGGTTATCTCACAAGTAAATGAAAACGGCAACTCGTAAAACTTTTCGGAATGAAAAGTGTTTTCTAACCAGCT